GCTTCCAAGAAGGAAGTTGAGGATGCTCTCAAGCAGAACTCTGCGGCGGATATGACCCGCGCCAAGCAGATGAAGTCGTTGTTCCGTATGGTTACACCTCATCTTACCATCAAGGACATCCCGATGGTCGTGGTCAACCACACCTACATGTCGATGGAAATGTTTGCCAAGCCAACCGTCTCGGGTGGTACAGGCATCTACTACTCGGCCGACAATATCTTCATCATCGGTCGTCAGCAGGAAAAGACCGGTACCGAAATTACCGGCTACAACTTTATCATCAACGTTGAAAAGTCTCGCTTCGTCAAGGAAAAGAGCAAGATCCCGGTCGAAGTCTCCTGGGAAAACGGCATCTCCAAGTGGGGTGGTCTGCTCGCGCTCGCGCAGGAAAGCGGTCACGTGATCAAGCCAAAGGTTGGCTGGTACCAGAAGGTCGACATGGAGACCGGCGAGGTCTTTGACAAGAACTACCGCGAAAAGGATACCTACAACGCCGAGTTCTGGCTTCCTATTCTCCAATCTCCATCATTCAACAAGTTCATCGAGGACAAGTACCGTGTTGGTCACGGTGCAATTATGCAGGACGAAGATGACGTCGATGCATACGAAGATCTTGAAGAAGACGCGTAATTACATTTACATTTCTCTCAGTCTGTGGTATTATTACTGCAGACTGAGAGATTTTGTTTGTTGGAGATGGCATGAAACTAGAAGAACTAATTTTTACGAATCTTATTCACACTGAAGACTTTGCGAGACAAGCATTACCCCATCTCAAGTCTGAGTATTTCCACGATGTAGTGGAACGTAAAATATTCAACATCATTGATGACTATGTTGGCAAGTACAACAAGCCACCGACTCCGGAAGCCGTAATCATCGAGCTTTCGAACACGGATGGCTTGAGTGAAGATCAGTACAAGGTCGCTAAGGATACCATCAAGGGTCTTCCAGTTCCTGAGAACAAGGACGTAACTTGGCTTGTAGATCAAACCGAAAAGTTCTGTCAAGACAAGGCAATCTATAATGCCATCATGAACTCGATCAAGATCCTTGACGACAAGCAGGGCAAGCTTTCCAAGGGCAGTATCCCGCAACTCCTGACCGAAGCGCTCGGTGTATCGTTCGATACCAGCATCGGCCACGACTTTATCGAGAACTTCGAGAATCGATACGACTTCTATCACACGAAGGAATTCCGCATTCCATTCGATCTTGAGTATTTTAACAAGATCACGAAGGGTGGCCTGCCTCGTAAGACTTTGAATATCTGTCTTGCCGGTACCGGTGTTGGTAAGTCTCTGTTCATGTGTCACTGCGCCGCGGCAAACCTGATGCAGGGTCTTAACGTCCTGTATATCACGATGGAAATGGCCGAGGAAAGAATCGCTGAACGTATCGATGCGAATCTGCTTAGTGTTACTATGGATGAGCTTGAACAGCTTCCTAAGGAAACCTATGTCAAGCGCATGACTCGACTCAAGGAGAAGACCACCGGTCGTCTGGTTATCAAGGAGTATCCAACTTCATCGGCTGGTTCTGCCAACTTCCGCCACCTGCTTAATGAGCTTCGACTCAAGAAGAACTTCCAGCCGGATATCGTCTATATCGATTACCTGAACATCTGCGCATCCAGTCGTATCAAGTCTGGTGCGAATGTCAACTCCTACACATTGATCAAGTCGATCGCCGAAGAACTTCGTGGTCTGGCTGTTGAGTTCAATGTTCCTATCGTTTCGGCCACTCAGACGACTCGTTCTGGTTATGGCAACTCTGACGTCGAACTGACCGATACTTCGGAATCGTTCGGCCTTCCAGCTACCGCGGACTTCATGTTCGCTCTTATCACATCTGAAGAACTTGACGACCTTGGCCAGCTTATGGTCAAGCAGTTAAAGAATCGCTACAACGATCCTTCTCGATACAAACGATTCGTAATCGGAGTCGACAGATCGAGGATGAAGTTGTTCGATGCCGAGGACTCCGCACAGGATGGCTTGGCTGATGCCGGTTCGGTCTTTGACAAGACTCCAACCGGACAACGCTACGAGGAGGAAGCTTCCACCTCTAAATTTGACCGCAACAAGTTTAAGGATTTCAAATGACCAACTATCGTTATGTTAAGAGCGCCATCGTCGACCGTCACGACATTCTGGAGGTTAAGACCGGTAACATCATCAAGACCGGACTCACTCAGGCAGTGGCCAAGGAAACGACACGCAAGCTGAACTTTGGCATGGGCTTCGATGGATGGACTCCTGAGTTCTTTCTGAAGCAGATCCCTATGCCAACCGAGGCATAAATTTTTTCAAAAAAAGTGATTTTGCCTATTTACATTTTATCCATTCTAGTATAGACTAAATCTATAAGGAATGGAAAGGAACTTCAAAATGGCTGCTCCCAAGACTATCCTCATTGGCGACCGGGTCCGTTACCAGTCGGCTGCTGGCACGATCCGTGGTGAGGTTGTTCGCATTACCCGTCGTCTTAATGCTGCCAAGCAGATGATCGACTGGATCCATGTTGAGTACCACAACGAAAAGGCTCCTACCAAGAAGTCTATCGCTGTTCTTGCTGAAACTGCTCTGGAAATGATGAAGTTCGTTGTTACCTTCCGTGACATCGACATCCAGATCGCTCGTGGTGAAAAGGAAGCTGCATAATGATTAATGTTCTGAACCTTATGGATCACATCGTTGAAGAGGTTGGCGTCAGCAAGGATGCGGCCAATTCCTTCAAGGTTGGCTATATGTCCGGTATCATCGATGACCTGATGCTCCGGATTCCTGAAGCTCGTGAGTTCGTCGAATCTCATGCCCGTAAGTACAAGTTTGATGGAGTTGATAATGGTTAATTTTCTTCTTGTTGTTCAGTTTGTCTGTTTTGCTGCAATGCTGATTTGTATGGTTCAGCTTGTCCGGCTTCAGTTTCTCTCTCGCCTAGTTCGTAAGGCCATTGATGAAACCTACGATAAGCGTATGGCTACCATTGGTACCGATGAAGACCATCGCAAGTATCAGTATCCGGACATTGATGCTACCTACAACGGCCTGAAGTGGTATAAGCCCTGGCAGCGTCCGTCCACTCTCCTCGTTTATGATAAGGAATTTTAATGTTTATTGATTCACCCGCAAAACTTAATGATGTAGTATCCGTGAAGCTGGTCGGCGGCGATGAAGTCGTCGGCCGGCTGGCCGATGAACGCACCGATGACTACGTCGAACTGACCAAGCCTCTCATCGTTATGATGGCTCAACAGGGCTTTGGTCTCATGCCGTTCATTCTTACCGCAGGACCTGATACTAAGGCCAAGATCGATCGTCGTCACGTGATCACCATGGTCAAGACTCTAGATCAGGTCGCTAAGCAGTACATGAAGCAAACGACTGGACTGGAAATTTAATGACCGCCGACAACTATTTGTTCATTTTTATCGTTTCAATATTTGCACTAACGGTATATGGTATTCTTACCAGCCGCGTTACTGAGGCTGAGCGAGACGAAATGTTGAATAGTAAGGAAATGTTTCCTTAAAGACCTTTAAGGTACTTTTTCATTGTAGTATGATTTACGCCGTGATGTGTGGAGAATTGTTTCTTAGTCATATTTGATTTAAGAAATAGTTCTCTATACATTTCTTTCTTTTTATTATATTCAATAGTTCTTTTTGCATAATGAATTTCCATAGACACTACCATCTTAGCTACTGCTTCGTCAGATTTAGGTTTGTCTTTTAGAGACTTAGAAATATTTTTTATATGCTCTTTAGACTTAGGTTTCTTATAGTTTTCAGTTGTGCTTTTTGGTTTTCTAAGTTTTTCTTTAACCCACTCTGGTCTAGACACGCCTTTCATAGCGCTAGATCTAGCAGATTTAGCCATCTGATACAATCTTGAGCTACATTTTCTTTTTTGATTTGGATTATTAACAATCATCATCGCAAAAGCATGAGCCAATTTTTTATTATCAGGATATGCTTTATGCAATAGCGCATGAGCAATAAAATGAGCTCTAACTGGAAGAGCTACCAGATTTTCTGGCTCATTTCCTCCACCTAAGCACTGCGGTAAAATATGATGTTTTTCCACAAACCCTTCACTTATGACTCCTTTGTAATACGCAATAAATTTTTCATATCGTGAAAGATAATGTTTACATATTTTCATAACTGGTCTATCCTCTATTATAGAGATATTTATAAAAATTGGATATTTAAGGAGATAGAAAATTAATATTTTTTACCTTGACCAAGACCCGCGTCAATGTGCCGAATGGATGGTTGACAAGCATGTAGTCAAGATGATCCTCGAGACTGCACAGCTTTTGTCGACCGCCCATCGTGTTCTTGACGGCCAGCTCGTCGAAGTCAGCTTCTTTGTCGATGGTCTCGATCGTCGAGTCAAAAAGAAGAAGCTATGGCTCCTCGAGGATACTCGTAATGAGGTTCTATACAACGCCACTCATATGAACCATCCTTCTGCCATCTGGGCTCGTCAATCCGTCGAGAACTACAACTGGCTTGTCGAGCATCTGTTCGCCCTTGGTGACGAGTATACCTATCGCTACGGCAAGGTGCATAAGACCATGACCAAGCTCGGCTATGAAATCCAGTCTCCGCCGCACAACCTGCGCGACTGGGACATGACTCCTATGCCGTCCTGCATGGCCGATGAGTACATCATCTCCGATGATCCGGTCACTAACTATCGTAACTACTACAAGCACGGCAAGTCCAACATCCATGCCTGGAAAAAGCGTGAGGCGCCTGCCTGGATTCTATAAATAGTAGAAAAGTGGAGTGTTATGGCTACTATTGCTGGTTCATCAAAGTATGGTGAGGGCCATCCTGTAATCCTTAAAGAACAGAATAAGCTCTCACCAACAGCTAGACAAAAATTTAATGCTCTTGGCTACCAAGGTGGCAAGACTGTCTTTACGCTTGTGAGAAATCTGGGCAAGCAAAAGGTTGCTCATGCCGTAGAACTTTCAAAGGGCAATGCCGACATCTTTATGAAGGACCCTAGAGGCAAAATCATAATGGTGCGTGGCACGCCGAATGCAATCAATGCCACGTTTAACCATCACGGCAAGACTGGCAAGAGTCTTACAAACAAGCTTACCGAAATCAAAGAGAACATCAGTATGTGGATGTTCCAATCAGCCATCGAAAATGGTAAGATGATGACTGAAGACGAAGTCATCAAAAAGCTAGGGAATGACAAGGATCATTACGCCACGGTCTACTACACCAGTGCCGTCAAGCAGGCCACCGAGCTTAAGAAGATCATAAAGCAAAAGGGTTATCACTACGAACGCCAGGCCGAAGATCTAACCAAAAAGCTCTATGCCGTAGCGACAAAGCTGGCTAAGAAGCAAAAGGACAACTGGAATCCTGCTGACGTATGGATGATCCATAAGACATACGACATGAAGAAGTTGTATGAGGCCAACAACATCAACGAACTCAACGATGAGATCGCAGTGGCCTACAAGAACAAAAAGATCATTCCTATCTCGCTTAAGCAGGTTACCGCCAATACCGCCGATCTAGAATTGGTAGATCCGGCCAGTGCAATGACCAAGAAGCTTGATATTGACTTCACCATCCAGCGTATCATGCTTACCGAGTCTTTTGCCAACTTTACCATCGAAACAAAATCAGGGTTCACCGTAAGAGGTGGATACAAAGGATCCGAAATCAGCCTTAGCGTTTCGCTTGAAGGCAAGATGGCTGGTGCCGGCTATCAGCTCGGTGCCATCGATGCTAAGGCATATCCATCTCACATTTACAACAACTATAGGTATACCCTTAGAAACGGTACACCGGTGGTTGGAGCCGAACACTTGGAAGCTAAAAAAGAGCTCAAGGAAATGTTTGCGAAGTATCGTAAGCTATCGGCGAAGATTGATTCGTACGAAGACGCGATTAGTAGATACAACATGGGCGATGATCTGGTAAGAAATAGATTTTCGAACATAGTGTCCTACATGTACAGCTTTCTGATGGCGCCTAGAAATCAGAGAGAAATCGAAGAAAACCTAAAGTACTGCTATTATTCTTCTAAGAAAATTAGTGGTGTTGGATGCATGTATGTGGTGATAAAATAGGTTGACATTTTTTTCAAAATAATATAGAACAGTAATATGAAAAAGATCAACAGGTTCAAAGAGTTTGTAGGGTCCGGTACCCTAACCATATTCGATATCGATGAGACCCTCTTTCACACCAAGGCCAAGGTCAAGGTTGTGAAAGGGGGCAAAGTCGTAAGAGAGCTCGATAACCAAGAGTTCAATACCTACCAGCGTAAGGATGGTGAGGAATACGACTTTGGTCAGTTCAAGAACGCAGAGTATTTCCGTAAGACCTCGGTACCTGTGGTTCGAATGATCGAAAAGGCCAAGGCAATCGTCAAGGCTAAAAAGAACCCTCACTCTCGAGCGATCATCTGTACGGCTCGAGCTGACTTTGACGATAAGCATATGTTCCTTCAAACGTTCCGTGATCATGGTCTTCCTATCGACCAGATGCACGTTGAACGAGCAGGTAACCTTGGAATCGATTCCTCGGCAGAAGCTAAGAAGGTCGTGTTTCGAAAATACCTAAATACACAGAACTACGTTAAAGCTCGTCTGTACGATGATGCCATGTCAAACCTGAAGGCATTCCTTGATCTTAAAAAGGAATACCCTAATGTAGAATTTGAATCATGGTTCGTTAATCCGGATGGATCGGTCAAGAGGATCAAATGAAGACTTTTAATAATTTCATTGCTGAATCGATGGAATCGAGCGAGAAGCAGCTTAAGCATCTCGAGCATCTTGAGGATCATCCAATTAACGCCGGTCATGAAGGTGTCATGCACGCTCTTCAGAATCTTGCCGACGTTCATCGCGCTCTTCGTGGTAAGCCATCCAAGTCCAAGATCACGATGAAGTACGATGGTTCGCCTTCAGTAATTTTTGGTCGTCATCCTGAGAACGGAAAGTTTTTCGTTGCTTCGAAGTCCGTATTCAATAAGAATCCTAAGCTAAACTATACGCCTGAAGACATCGAAAAGAACCATGGCCATGCGCCAGGTCTTGTTGAAAAGCTTAAGGCCGCTCTTGAGCACCTGCCTAAGGTTACTCCACCGCGTGGAGTCTTTCAGGGAGACATCATGCACACTCGTGGCGATATTCACGAGGGCCCTCGCAAGGTTAGCTTTACTCCTAACACCATCACCTATTCGGCCAACAAGGGATCCAAGCACGGCAAGGCCGCTTTGGCTTCGAAGATTGGCGTGGCCGTTCATACGGCATACAAGGGTGATAACCTACAGGACATGGAAGCGCAGTACGCTCCAGACTTTGGTCACTTCAACAACCATCCGGACGTTCACTTGATCAGCACCGAGCATAATCTTGACAATGTCAAGTATGAGAAAGACCATCAAAAGCAATTCAAGGATCATCTCAAGGCTTCCATGAAGGCCGCAAGACAGATGGGTCCTGAAGGTCATGAAGCCGTAGCCGGTCATAGGATTCCACTTAAGACGTATATCAATAGCACTATCCGTAATGGCACTCACGCATCCGTGGATGACTTCATTAAGCACTACGCCAATTCTCATCAAAAGAAGATTGATGCGGTCAAGACTCAAAAGTCCAAGGATGCCAAGACCGTTGAGATGCAAAGAGCGATCCAGGATGTGCTTGATAACAAACATCACTTCCAGCACGCTTTGAATCTTCACAACCATCTTCAAAAGGCCAAGGATGTCCTCACCAACTCGCTGTCATCGACATCTGAGTTCGATCATCACATTCGTGGTAAGAAGTCCAAGCCTGAAGGGTTTGTTGTAGTTCGCAACAATAGACCTACCAAGTTCGTTGATCGTAGAGAATTCTCTGCTGCAAACTTTAACAAGGATGCCGAATAATGGCTAAAGATAAACATATTGTAACCACATTTGGTCGTGTTAATCCGCCAACCATCGGACACCAGAAGCTTTTTGATAAGGTCAAGAACCTTGCGGCATCTCAGGGTGCTGAGCACGACATTCGCGTTAGTCACTCGCAAGATTCTAAGAAGAATCCACTGACTCAAGACCAGAAGCTTAATCACCTTCGCGCCATGTTCCCTGAGCATAACTTCTCTGGATCATCCAGAGAGCAACCATCATTCATTCACCACCTTAAGGACCTACACTCCAAGGGTTATACACATGTGACCATGGTTGCTGGTTCCGATCGTGTTCCAGAGTACCAAAAGATTGTTGATAAGTACAACAAGCCGGATGGTGACTTCCACTTCAAGAGCATTAAGATCGTATCAGCAGGTCATCGTGATCCTGATGCGGAAGGTGCTGAAGGAATGTCTGCATCCAAGATGAGACAACACGCTCAGGATGGCAACTACCACTCGTTCAAGTCTGGCCTTCCGGGTCATGTGACACACGATCATGCAAAGCGACTCTACAATGATGTTCGTGCTGGTATGGGACTGCATCACGAAGAAAGCTTTATTCTTAAATTTAAGAGATGGATTACTGGATAATGGCACAATTCAATTCGGCAAATAATACGCTTCAATCTATTAATAAGACACTGTTCGAAGTTAATATGTCGAACAACAGAAGCCTGTACTCTGCCGATTGGAACATGCAAGTTGCGATGGGTAAGGTTTATGGAGCGAGTCTAGTTAATCTGTATGGCTATCAAGCCGCAGTAGATGGTACCTGGATCCCAGTATGGGAAAACGCTACCACATATACGTATCCGCCAAATGGCGGCACAACCATGCTTTTGTATAGCTCTTCGGCGTCAGACACAAATGTGAGCATCTTTATTGATGGACTTGATTCTAATTTCGCATCTATTTCGGAAACATTAATTCTTACTAATGGCGCCACTGGTGTAACCACAACTCAATCATATCGTAGAATTAACAACATGAGAGTTGTTGGATCGATAAATCCAGTGGGAGTTATCAAGCTATCATCATCAGACAAAGTAACCACTTACGCGCAGATTGCTATTGGTGTTGGTAAGACACAATGGTCAATGTACACGGTTCCAGCTGGATATACATTCTTTCTAAATCGAGTAACCGCCGCGGCGTCCGCTACAAGTGCTTCAAAGATTCTTGGTTATAGAGTTTATCAACTTAGTCCGAATGGCATACAGTCACTTGTGTTACAGTCTCCATGGATCGATACGTACGAAACTAATCGTGTCATCCCTAACCCGTACACAGAAAAGACAAGCATTCAATGGCAAGTGACTTCTGATACTATTTCTCAGGTTGGCGTTCGTGTCGAAGGCATTCTAATAAGAAATAATCTACTATAAAGAGAACAAAAATGATTAAATTTTCAGAGTTCATCACGGAACGTGGTGAAGATAAAAAGGGCCACTATAGAGCGACCGAAGACGGTGCTGGTATGACTCGCAAGGGAGCCAAGGCAGCAGGTATTAAAACCGCTGTTACAACTCCACCGAGCAAGCTTGATCCTAATGGTAAAGCGGCAAAAAGACGTAAGTCTTTCTGCGCTCGTATGAGTGGTATGCCAGGACCTATGAAGGACGAAAAGGGTA